CCTTCATTGCACAATCTCTACATCATTTGAGTAACTTGTAAAGCCGTTCTCTTTAATAACTTTCAATACGTGATTAACACGACCTGCTAAATCATCTCTATGCGAGATCAAAAATACATTTTTGTTACGTTCACGTGTCATTTTCTTAAGAATACTAATACTACTTTCTACACCAGCACTATCCATACCACTATCAACAAGTTCATCAATAAACAATAAATTAATGCCGTGATATAATGATTCCCAAACGTCTCTAAATGCCCAACTTAGACTTAAAATGAGTCTATTTCGCTCACCTCTACTGAGGTTATCGAAGTCTAAGTCCTGTCCTAGTTGTGTAATAACCACCGTTAAATCGTTCTGAAACTCTACAATGTGCGGTAATCCTACCTTTGCCAAGTAGTAAGTTAAGCGTTGATTTAGATATGCTAAGTTCTGTTCAATAATCTTTTTACGAACAAAACTATCTTTGTTTGTAAGAAGTTTGTATAAGAAATCCATATGATCTTTTACTTTGCTTAGATCATTAAGTTCTTCAAAACTTACTTCTTGTAATGCAGTTTCTTTTAAATCATCAATCTGTTCAAGATATGGATTTTCTTCTGCCTTCTTTTGTTCTAATTCTTTCTGTAAACTTTCAACTGTGTTACGATGATTGTATGCTTCTTCAACACTATCATATTGTGTTGTAGGACACGCTTCTAGTTCACCGATATCAGCAACTACTTTTGCGTGTTCTTGATACTGTGTTTCATTTGACACTATTTGTTGTGCTGCTTCTTGTAGCAATGCTTCTTTACTTTTCAGTATTTCGTCTTGTTTGTCATCGTGTAATTCTTGTCCACAAGCATAACACTTGTGATCTTTAAGATCAGCAATTTCTTTGTCTAGTTTATTAATTACTTTTTCTTGTTTTTGATTGTCAGCAGTAATATTTGCCATCCAACGTTGTGCTTCTTCCAACGAACGTTTCTTATCATTAAATGCTTCCCAACATTTGTGTGCTTCAATCTCTGCTTCAATGTCAATCTTTTCTAGTTTAGCAATTCCTGCTTCTAGTTCTGTAATATTTGTAAGTTTAGTATCTTCCCACATCTTTTGTTTGCGTTCTAAACTTTCGATGTTTGCTTGTATTCTTTCATTAGATGCTTTTACAGTTTCTATTCTTGTGTTCTCTGCATTTATTGCATCTCTATTAATGCGCATTTTTTCTTTAAGTTGATCTGCTTTCTCAGAAAGCATAGTAATACCTAGCAACTGCTCAATAATGTTGCGTTGGTCATTATTCTTCATACTTAAGAAAGGCTCTGTGTAAGTGTTAAGTGCTAGAATATGCTTGAACATATCGTGGCTCATACCAAACAAGTCTTCAATTGACTTTTGTGTTTCTCTACTGTCGCCTTGCGCTTCATTAAGATCACTAGGATCTTGTTCTGTGCCGTTAACTACAAATTTAAGAATATTTGGTTTACGTCCTCTATGAATAGAATAATCAACGCCATTCTTTTCAAAGTCAATACTAACTAACATTCCTTTGCCATTAATCTTGTTAATAAGATTATCTCGCTTAATATTAGTAAGTGCATTGCCGTAAATTGCATAACTTAGTGCATTGACGATAGTTGTTTTACCAGTGCCGTTTCTGGAACCGCTATCGTCTCCGCCTAAGTCTAGATTTTCACCTAGCACTAGTGTAAGTTCTCCTTTGTCAAAATCAATTGCTTGAGTTTGATTACCTACACTCATAAAGTTTTTAACTGTTATATTTTTAATTTTTATCATAGGTCTCGATAAATCTCCGTAAGCATACGCTTGTCATAAGAGTCGCTGTCTAACTGTTCGATTTGATTCATTACAATAGTATCAACACTTTCAAATGACAAATCGATAGGATCGATATTTGATTCCACTTCTACTTTTTCTGGAATCAACATAAGTTCACGTAGTTTAAATTGTGGAATAAACTGTTCCTTGATAAAGTTTGCTTCTTCAAAAGTAATCTGCACATCAATAGTAACTCGACAGTGCATATTTTCTTTTAGATGATCTTCTGGCTTTTCTAAAAGTTGACTTAGTCTAAATGTTCTAAACACAGGTTGCTTAGGCCAAGTTTTATATTCAGGCACTCCGCCCCAGTCTAAGAACATCATACCACGTTCGTCATCCCACGCATCTGCATAGTTGTGTGGAAATGCATTACCAATATACGTTACATTGCCTTTTGTTTGCCGTTTATGAAAGTGTCCACTAAACACATATTCTTGATTGACAAAATGATCAGGTTGCAGTTCTCCGTGATCAGGCATCTCAACCATTGCATTCATTTTAAAGTATGGCAGTTCGAAGTGACCAAACACGTATCTACTTTTTATATTCTTTACTGCTTTCCATTCTTCTCCAACAAGCCAAGGCAACAGTGTAACATCGCCTTCTGTTAGTTGTTCAGTAATAGGAACAATGTTAGGAAATAGTCGCATAAACTCAACACTATTGATTTCACGTTTGTCTTTATAGAATAAATCGTGATTACCTACCATAAAGTAAGTTTTCTCAAATGTTTCGTTTAGTCTTTCTAGATTAGAAACTGTATAGTTCATTGTGCTGACATCTGTTGTCGCACGGTTATGATGCCAATCACCTAAAAATATACAAGTCTCAGCACCAGCGGCTTTTGCTTCTTCACAAAACCATTTTACAAATTCCTCACAATCCATATTGTGAGTCCTACTACCACTTTTCATTCCAAAGTGAATATCTGTGAAGCAGGCTGCTTTCTTAAATAACGGCATTCTTTACTCCTATACTACATTTTATAGTAGTTTTGTTCATAAGTCAAGACTTTTTCTTAGGTGCAGGCACTGCTTTGGGTGGATTCTGACTGTCACCTCTACCTTGCTCTTGTCTAGTCCAACTTGGATTCATTCCATTCATTTCTAAAATATCGTCTCTAATATTTTGGTTACGTTTTTCGATATTGATGATACGTACAAAACTATTAGTAACAGCAGCGGTATAGTAAGCAAAAGGATTATTACTCTTAGATTCATCAAACTGTAGTCCTATCTGTGCCAACTGTAATATTGCTTGGCCTTTCATTTCGTCATTGTAAGTGTAACCACGTACATTACCACGTGTTGCATATCTATCACACAACTTCATCCACATCCTTGCAAGATCATTTGTCGCTTTGCCACATTTTCCGTCAAAGTATCCGTTTTCCATTCCTCCAACCCAATGGCTTTTTCCTACACAGATTAAGTTACCCTTTTCATCAAACTTCCAATGTTGGAAAGGTGGAAAGTTTACTTTTACGTGATGATCTGCCACAGTCTTTTTTGTTTTCTTGCGTGTTAAATCTTCTGGTACGTGTTCAAATGTCATTACTCTGAAAACTACATCTTCTTTTGCAATCTTTCTATAATCAATTTCAAACTGTTTTGCTGGTATCTTCTTACCGGCTGCTTCAACTGCGTCAGCGTGTGCTTGTTTTGCTAATCTGGCTGCACGGTTACGTTTTGCTTCTGCTGTAGTTCTAATGTTAATTTTTTCAAGACTTGGTACAATTAAGTCGTATTGGTTGTAATCAGGGTCGACAAATGAACAGAATGTGTTCTTACTGCGGTGTATTTCAGCAAGTAGGTCCTTATTCGTCAAATAGTTTGTTCGTTTTGCCATATTTTTATTCTCCTGTATGAATTAATATAATAGCACATTTCTCTTGAAATAAATAGAGTTATAATAAGGAAATTTTACCAAAATGTTAAATATTAATCCGTTAGCAAAATTAACCACACAAGTCAACAGTTCCATTGCGGCTGATATCGCTGCTGCAACACAAAAAGCAAAAGGTGCTATAGCAGTTGCAGGCAATTTGCAAGATAAAATTGCACTTGATGGAAAGATTGACCAATTAGCAGGTGGTGTTACCAGTGGTCTCAACCAAGCAGCAGCAGGTGCAAACGTTGCAGGCTTACTTGGCGGCGCAGAATCTGCGATGCAAACAGGTCTTGGTAAAACAATTACATCAGCCGTTGGTTCAAACGCACTTGGAAATGCAGCAGAAGCAGTTGGCTCTCTATCTAATGTAAGTAATGTGTTTGGCGGTGTAGCATCAACAATTGAGCAAACAGCGGGAGATATTTCCGGTGCTCTTACCAAATTGACTGGCGGGGACTTAGCAGGCGGCTTTAAAGACATTGCAAGTGCCATTGGGCAAACTGCCGGCAACTTGAATGATATTTTAAGTTTAAAACGTGGCGCCAACTTACCTCCAGGTGGTGAATTGTTTACTACAGCAGGTGAAAAGATTAAACTTAACCCTAGTGCCGAAAATGACTGGCGTGTAAAAATTAGTTGTAATTGGAAGATATTTAATAGTCCATTGTTTTCAGTTTTAGAAAAAACTGGAGGTGTTACTTGGCCAGTATTACCTACAATGGAAATTAGAACAACCGCAAACTATTCAGAATTAGCACCAGTACATAATAATTATCCTTATCTTGCTTACAAGAACTCACAAGTGGACGCAATTAGTATTAGTGGTGACTTTATTTGTGAAACTGAACAAGATGCAGCATATTGGATTGCAGCAACAACATTCTTTAGAACAGTCACTAAAATGTTTTATGGCCAAGGAGAAAACACAGGTAATCCTCCGCCGGTATGTATGTTAAACGGTTATGGTAGTATGATGTTTCATAATACTCCGGTAGTAGTAAAAAGTTTTTCTGTTAGTATGCCTAACGATGTTAACTATATTAAAGTAAGTCCAAACCTTACAAACAGTGATAGACCTACTTGGGTTCCTATCAAGAGTAATGTAACTGCTGAAGTACAACCTATCTACAACAGAGCAAGTATGAGAAAATTCAGTTTACAACAATACGCCGCTGGACAGATGTCTGGTAAAGGCGGAGTAGGATACTTCTAATGGCAAAATACGATAATGCATCACACTATAGTAACACTCCAACAAAAGGTTTCTATTTAGACTTATTCCAAGCCAGACCAGTACCCAGAGAAGCAGATGATTTTGTATATACTATTGAAAGCCAATACAATCATCGTCCAGATTTATTAGCATATGATCTTTATGGGAATGAAAAACTTTGGTGGGTATTTGTGCAAAGAAATATGGAAATTCTTAAAGATCCAATATATGATTTTGAAACCGGAGTTCAAATACAGATTCCAAAAGATTCAAATCTTAAAAAATATTTAGGAGTCTAACGTGGCTGCCGAATTCACTGAACGCAGAATACAAAGCAATGGTAACACTGTCAATTTTAATATTGACCGAAGCCAGCCGTATGTTGATGTTCAGAAGAACGGCCAAACTCAAAGAATATACGGAACGCAGGAACAACTAGACAGATATCAAAACAAAAAACCAGATGGTACAGCAGCGTTACCAGGCTCTATTAAAACAAAAGTTAATACAGGTAAAGCATTAGTAAAAGATGCAAAAACAAAAATTACAGAAGCAGTACCATTAGTGGATGACTTTGCAGATTTTAATTCTGCTCTTCCTGAAGATTTTAGTATAGATGCACTTGTTGAAAATTTAGATAATTTATCTAGGAAAAAACAATTAGGAAATAGTCCAAGTAAATTTCCAAATCCACTAGAACAATTTGCATCAATGGTTCCTTTATGGACGTTGGCAGTGCTTACTCCTAAACAATTTAATAAACCGTCAGAATACAGAACAGACGACCTTAGTTTTGCAGAACAGACAGATCCAAGACGTGTTGCGGCAGGCAAAGATGATCAAAATATAGAAACAGTAATAGACTTAGAAAGTTCTATTATATTTTCAAGTGCTGGTAGGGCTGATAACACTCGTGCAAAAGTATTTGGTGTTGCTTCACCTGAATACTATATTGATAATTTTAAAATGATGTCAGTAGTTGCACCTACACCTGCAACAGGAAACACTAACGCAATAAGTTTTGAATTTGATGTAATGGAACCTTATAGTATGGGATTACTTTTACAAAGTATGCAAAGTGCTTCGCTAAAAGCAGGATATCCAGATTATCTAATGGCTCCGTTTTTACTTAGATTAGATTTCAAAGGATACGATGAAAGAGGCAGGATTATTAAAAGTTTAAAACCTAAACACTTTGTTTTAAAATTTAAAAAAGTTGAATTCAATGTTTCTGAAGGTGGTAGTCAATATTCTGTACAAGCATATCCTTATAATCACCAAGGCTTTGCTGACACAGTAGATATGTTATGGCAAGATATTAGTATTGCTCCTGAACCTGACAAAGAGGCAACAGTTTATAGTATATTAGGTGATCCAGATAATCCTAAAAGTTTAGTTCGTACTCTAAATGATAATGAACAAAAATTAGTAAATCAAGGAAAGTATAAAATTAAAGATCAGTACGAAATACAGTTTCCTGAAAGAACATACGACTTTAAAGGAATATTGCCAACTAAAAAGGAAGATAACGTAAGTTTTGATCCGTATGGAGATCCTGTGAAGCAAAGTGTAGGTGGCAAAGGTGCTGCTGGTCAAGGTTTCGTAGATGCTGGTAAAAATCCTATAGGCGAAAGTACATTTGATTACAGTCCTAAAAAAGGCGGTAACTTTGCTTTTAGAAAAGAAGATGATGTAGTTAATGAAGAAACTGGCAGAATTGAAAGAGGTAAGTTAACAATTAATCCTAAAGAACGTGTGTTTAACTTTTCTCAGAAAATGAAATTAAGTGATATTATCACACAGACTATTTTAAGCAGTGAACAAAGTGCAAGAGCAGTAAATGGCGAACTACCATTAACAGCAGAAGGTTATGTTAATTGGTTTAGAATAGATGTGCAGATTGAATTTTTAGATTATGACGACAGCATTGGCGATTATGCTAAAAAATACACATATAGAGTTGTACCATATCTAGCTCACGCTAGTGTGTTTGGAAACAGCACTGCTAAACCACCAGGTCAAAAAGAATTAAAAAAACAAATTGTAAAAGAATACAATTACATTTACACAGGACAGAATGCAGATATAATAGACTTTGATATCAAAATTAACAATTTATTTTATACTGGTATAAATCCTGCTGTTGAAGGTAACACACAAAGTCAAAGCGACAATGATGGCGGCGGTACAGGCACTGACAAAACCAAAGATGTTTCGGCCACTACCGGCACAGACAAAAAAGCACAGATTGCTAATTTAGGAAAAACAAAAGCCAAAAAAGATCCTGATATGTTTAATGTTCTGAAAGGTGGTTCAGGTACACAATCTGTTGAACAAAGAGTTGCTGAAAACTTTCACAATGCATTAATAAAAAATGCAAGTGCTGATCTTATTAAAGTTGATTTAAAAATATTAGGAGATACTTTTTGGTTAGTTGAAAGTGGATTAAGTAATTACTTTGTACAAGCAAAACCGGCATCCCAATATATGGCAGACGGAACTTGTAATTATGAAGGCAACGATGTATTCATAAGAATTAATTTTAGAACTCCTATAGATGTAAACGGAGCCGCTGGCACTGGAGATAAACCAGATGGACTTTATTCATTTAGCAAAGCAACTACACTAAGTCCGTTTAGCGGAATATATAGAGTTTTTAAACTTGAGAATGAATTTAGCGGTGGACTGTTTACACAAGTATTAAGTTGTGTAAGAATGCAAGGTCAAGAAGAAGATTTTGATGGAGACGCAGTCAAAGAAGAAGCCGGAACTAATGCACTTGCAAGTAAAATAGGACCAGAAAAAGAAAATAAAACAAATGTATCACAAGAACTTCCAATGTCTAATAAACTTGCAGAGATATTTGGTCTAGAAAGTATAAAAGAATTACAAGAAAAATATCCTGCAGGTCCTGCAGACAAACCCAAAGTACCTGAAGGACCTGTCATTACTGAAAGAAGAAGACAATCTAACGGTACACTTGTTAATTTTAACATTGACAGAACAAAACCATTTACCGATACAACAGATGCAGATGGTAATATATTAAGGATTTACGAAAACTAGATGGCACAAGATAAAAGAACTAGATATGATAGAACACGTGGTGTTGGATTAGGCTCCGGAGTCTATGTTGCTAAAGTTGTTAGTACAATGGATCCTACATTTAACGGCAGACTTAAAGTAACTTTATTGAAAGCGCAAGGTAACGATGTAGGTACAGAAAATCAAACCTATCTTGTAAATTACGCTTCACCGTTTTTTGGAGTAACACCATTCGAAGGAATGGGTCTCAATGAAAATGATTTTAATGATACACAAAAGTCATATGGTATGTGGGCTATTCCACCAGACGTTGGTGTAAGAGTTCTTGTTCTGTTTGCAGATGGTGATCCTGGAAGGGGTTATTGGTTCGCTTGTGTTCCGCCTAATTTTGCTAATCATATGGTACCTGCAATAGGTGCAACAACAAATGTTGCAATATCACCGGAAGATAAAAAAAGATACAACACAGATCAACCGTTACCGGTAGGAGAAATTAATAAAACTTTTAATTCTAGTGAAAAAGGCAATTTAGAAATTGATGCTGAAAAAATTAAAAAACCTGTTCATCCTATTGCAGATAGATTTTTAAGACAAGGTACTATCGAAGATGATGTAAGAGGTCCTAGTGTAAGTAGTGCTAGACGTCAAGTGCCAAATACAGTATTTGGTATTTCTACACCAGGTCCGTTAGATTACAGTCAAGGCAGTAAGCGTATGGCAATTGGACCTGCAGAATCGCAAACACCTACTCCTATTCCTATCAGTAGACTAGGTGGTACACAATTTGTAATGGATGATGGAGATGATAGATATCAACGTAAAACTGCACCCGGTGTAGGTCCTGTAGAATATGCAGATATTAATGCAGGAGAAAAAGGCATACCTGATCTTCCGTACAACGAATACACAAGACTTAGAACACGTACAGGACATCAATTATTACTACACAATTCTGAGGACCTAATTTATCTTACAAATTCAGGCGGCACGGCTTGGATCGAAATGACCAGTAATGGTAAAATAGATATTTACGGTGCAGATAGTATTAGTGTGCATAGTGAAAATGATCTCAACATAAGAGCAGACAGAGATGTAAACATAGAAGCAGGTAGAAACATCAATATGAAAGCGACTGCTGAGTATGTTTCTCCTGATGAATTACACCGCAGAGCAGAAGGAGATACAAAAGTTATTCCTAAAATTGTTGATGGCGATGAAATTGAAAGTGGTAGAATACAAATTGAAAGTGCATTTAACACAAACATACTGATAGGTGCAAATGGAAGGATTGAAACACGCTTGTATGAGAATCAAGAAGAAGTTCCAACAAGTGGTGATTTAGATATTCTTGTTGCAGGAAATTATAGACATACTATCGGTGGCACAACAGATATAAACACAATAGGTGACAGGTCAGATACACAAGCCAATTGGGATATAAACACAGGCGGATATAATTATCTTACTTCAGGTGCAAACACAGAAGTTGCAGCCGGCGGCGATATTATTATGTCAGCAAGTCCTAACATACACTTAAATGGACCTGCTGCAACTGGTGCAGCACTTGCAGATTCTGCACAATCTATTGCAGATCTAATTACACACGATAACCTATTCACTAATACTGTTTCAGAATGGAATCCTACAAAATATCAACAAGGTGCTTTCAACAGTATTATGAAACGTATACCAATGCACGAACCTTGGGCATTGCACGAAAACCAAACACCTGATATCTTACAACCTGCTAACACAGATAGAGAAAGACCGAGCGAGGAATAAACAATGGCAAACATATACAACAAAAAAGCAGTTGCAGTAAACAAAGCGTCCGTTGGCGATCAAACTTCTTCAACTTTTACATATAAAGGTTTTAGCAGTCAAAACCCTAAACAAGGCTTTAAACTGTATGATATAGACTTAGTAAAACAGGATCTAATTAATCATTTTTATATTAAAAAAGGAGAAAAACTGCAAAATCCTGAATTTGGAACAATTATCTGGGATATGATTTTTGAACCATTTACTGAAGAAACTAAAAAATTAATAGCAGACGATGTCGAAACTATTGTAAATTACGATCCTAGAGTTGTAGTTGACAGCGTTTCTATCGATAGCACAGAGATGGGTATGAGAATTGAAGCAAGTGTTACATATCTACCTTTCAACGTAAGTGATAGAATGACATTTGATTTTGACAGAACAACGTCAACAATTAAGTAAGCAGTTAATGAATAACGCTAAATATTACTAAGGAATAGGACGCAATGAGCACTACAGCAAGACAAAACAATTTAATACTTAACGAGGACTGGACTCGTATCTATCAGACGTTTCGTAACGCTGATTTCAAGTCTTATGACTTTGAAAACTTGCGTAGAGTTATTATTACATACTTGCGTGAAAATTATCCAGAAGATTTTAACGATTACATTGAAAGTTCTGAGTATCTAGCACTGATTGATGCAGTAGCATTCTTAGGACAAAGCCTTTCATTTAGACTTGACCTTGCAAGTAGAGAAAACTTTATTGAATTAGCAGAGCGTAAAGAAAGTGTTTTACGTATTGGTAAGATGCTGTCATACAATGCAAAACGTAACACACCAGCAAAAGGCCTATTGAAGTTTGTAAACGTTGCAACTACAGAAGATATTACAGATAGCAACGGTCGCAACCTAGCACAACAAGTAGTTCGTTGGAATGATCCAACAAATACAAACTGGGCAGAACAATTTATTTTAGTTTTAAATGCTGCTATGAGTGATAACACAGAATTTGGCAGAAGTCAAGGCACTGCAAACATACAGAATATTCCTACAGAACAATATAGATTTAGATCTTTTTCAGCAGATGTTCCAATTTTTTCTTTTAGCAAATCTGTTGCAGGAAGGAATATGGCATTTGAATTGGTAAGCACATCATTTAAAGATGCAGAAGAAATTTACGAGGAATCACCAACACCAGGCAACCAACTAGGATTTGTTTATCGTCAAGATGGACAAGGTCCAGGCAGTGCAAACACAGGATTTTACTTACAGTTTAAACAGGGTTCTTTAGAACTAGCAGATTTTAATATAGATGTACCGACAACAAATGAAAAAGTTGCTGTTGAAAGTCAGAACATTAATAATGACGATGTTTGGTTGTATTCATTAGATGCAAATGGCGGCCAAGGATCTGAATGGTTAAAAGTTTCCAACCTTGTTGGAAACAATATTGCTTACAATAGTATCGTTGGCGGTAACAGAAATATCTATGCTGTTGATAAAAAGAGAATGA